TTGCGATGCTTGACTGCATGTCGTTGTTGTAGTACACATTGTATCCGAACAATTTATCCGGTTGACCCGCTTCCATCGATGGGATGAAGATTGGGAAATCGTTACTTGAACCGATACCCAATGCACGGATTGCCGCGATGATGTTATCGTGAGCCATCAAACCGAAAGACGCTTTGTTGCGGTAAGATGGGTCAATGCTATGGATAAGGTCTAGGATATCGTCAGCGGCGATAGCCGTTGCAGATGCCGCAGTGTTACCCAATGAAGAACCAGTCACGATACCTTGTGGTTGGCTTGAGCCAGTCCCGGTTGTGAATGCACCGTTTGTAGCGCGTGCGATTCTTTCGCCCATAGATTCAGCCAAGAACCCGTTCAAATCGAACGCGTTATCTTGTAGCAATTGCATAGAAACGCGAACTTGTGATGCGTAGTTGTACGCGCTCAATTGAGCGTTGGCGAATGTCATGTCTTGAACCGTGACGCTGGCGGCCTCAGAAATTAAATTGGCGTCCGTGGCCGTGTCATTGATTGTAGGATAATCCAACAATGCACCACCAGCCGTGTCCAATTTTTTGGCCAAACGCTCAACCTCACCAGTGAACAAAGACGCCATGTCTAATTCGTCGCTGAAATCTTGAGGAACCAAGAATCCACCCAAAGAATCAGTACCAACAACTTGTGTTGATGTACCACGCATTTCACCCATCAACGCACGTTCTTCGGTGTTCAATGCACCCATTCCGTTGCGAAGGTATTTTGCGAATGTGCTTGACTTGCTAGCCTTTGGAGCCGCTTGACGTGCTTCGGCGTTGCTTGCCAATTCTTTTTTCAATTCTGCCGCACGCTCTAAAGTATCAATTTGTTCTTTGATGCTTCTTGCGTCTGCTTCCATTGCGTCGAATTTCGACTTTTCTTCGGCGTTCAAAGAACGTCCTTCTTTTTGTGCGTTTTCAACAATCGCCGTTGCGTTTTTAATCAACTCGGCGCGTTGTCCGCGTAATTCGATGTTTTTCATCGTCTTAGAAATTTAAAATTTTACTTTTATACAAATAAATGTTGGAATCTTCTTCTTTAGTTTCCACTGAATCGGATGCGGTGTTTTCCGCCGCGGCCGCTTCAACTTCTTCTTTGGTTTCCGTTTCCAAATCGCGCGTTTTCAATTCCGATGTTGCGTCCGGGTATGCGGGTTGTGCAACTGGTGAAACATCCAACAATCGTGATACTTTTTCAATGATTCGGTAAGTGATGCCGTCGCGTTGTTCCCATCTGTCCTTTTCGATAAGGAATGCGAATGAACTTTGGTTCACGTCGCCGCGTTTCATCAATTCCACCAAATCATTGGCGTAAGATGTGTTTGGCAAATCGACCTCATAGAACAAACCGCGTTTGTCCGTGCCGATTCTTAGTGTGCCACTTGACACACGGCCCAACAATAAATTTTCGTCGTGGTTGAAATATGCGCGCACATCGTTTTCTAATACTGAATCAAATGCACCCGCTTCAATTTGTTCGTAAAAACCGCCCATCCATTCAGAATCGGAATTGTAAACAGCGGCATAACCACGAATTGTGTTCCCTTCGTATTCTGCATTTTCCATGCGGAATTCGCGTTGCTCTTTTACTACGGAAGATTTGCGAACCTCTGCGTCGAATTTTTCCAATGTGCTGAATCGGTGCGCCACATTCAAAACGGGTTTGCGCTCAACATAGGCATCGGATTCAGAATCGTATCTATATAAACGAATCAACGCCGCCGGGTCGTCTGCCGTTCCTTTGACGACAAACCCGGAATCCGCTTCCACTTCGCCATCCGTTTCCACTTGAATGATTCGGCCGTAAGCATTGCCGCCCGATGAACTCCAGCGCACAAAGTCACCAACCGCCAATTCATTTGGTTCGGCGCGTTCTTCCGATTTCGATTCCATTTCAACATCATCGCCCATTTCGCCTTTTCCGAATGTGATGACGATTTCGTCGTCGGTTTCAACAACCGATTTGATATGTCTTTCGTTTTTATTTTCTTCCATTTGTTCAATTGTTCTTTCGGCCCAACGCAACATTTCGTCGCCGCCCCATGCGGCGTACATTATTGAACCGCAAATTTCCTTTCCATCCTCATCAAAAAACTTGCCTTGGTCGTAAACCTTGGCGCGTGATAAAAATGAATATGTGCGAACCAAAACATCGTCCGAAATCGCTTCGCCCTTTGACAAGGTGTTGGCGCGTTGCCAACCGACGGGCGTTCCGCAATCGGTTCCGTGTTCCTCGCGGTGTTTTAGCGCGCGTGCGGCGTTATCTTTTGCCGCTTGTGGGTAATTACTCCACGGCATCGTTTTCGTTGTTTTGTGGCGTTCCAACTTCGACCATGTTCATCGGTTGCAAATACGCATCACCGCCGTCGATTGGTGCCATGTTTTCCAACTTGCGGACATCGTTTGCCGATATCCATCCCCATTGACGTCCCTTTGTGTACGCCTCGTATCTTGACTTTATATCACCACGCAACAATCCGTCCATGTTGAATCGGATGTAATACGCAGAATCGCCGACAAAAAGTTTGCGGTTCAATTCTGCTTCCCATCTTTTCACCCATGGCAAAATCGTGTTGCGTTGGAACATGATTCCTTGTTCTTCCACATTGGCGCGGGTGCTTGAATTTTCCAAACTGCCCAAATATGCCAATGGCAAACGGAAGAAACGGGCGATATCTTCCACGCCAAATTTTCGTGTGCTTATGAATTGCGATTCTTGTGGACTGATGGACATTTTTTCCACCTTCATGCCTTCTTCCAAAATCGCCGTTTTGTGTGCGTTGTCCAATCCCGCATTTCTTTGATGCCATGAACGAATCAAACGTTTGTATGCTTCATCACTTAATCTTCCGGGGTGCGTCAACACGGCCGAAACATTTGCACCATTTCCAAAGAATGAGCCACCGAATTGGTCGGCCGCTAATCCAAGGCCGATGGATTCGCGGGCGGCCTCAATAACTGACTTTCCAACGATGCCATCAAACCCTAATCCGACGATGTGAATCATTTCCGAATCATCGAATGTTTCTTTTCCGTCTACTTGGTAAAATTTCTCATCCTTGTAAACCTTCACATCCACGCGGTCGGGATGAATCGGAATCAATTGCAATGGATTTCCCGCATTATCTCGTTTGATGGCAACAAAAGCATTGCCGTGTAAACACAAATGCGCTTGACACGTCTCACGGAACGTGAAATCGGTCATCATTGCATTGGGGTGGTGGATTAATTTATTAATTGGGTGTCCGCTAGCATCAACAACAATGTCGTCGTTTGTTTGCTTTACGCTCCACGGCAACGTCGCCATGGTTTCCGATATTACACGAACGGCACCAAATACCGCAGATAGTTGCATCGCAGTGTTTTCAGTGACTGCAATTCCCGTTTTGGATTCGTTGTCAGCGAATAGCCATTCGGCTGGATTCGACAACGATGTCGATGGGCGATTCGGATTTGAACGAAATGCGCCCAAAATGCGCCCGAATAAGTTTTGATTTTCGGCCATTCGGATGAAAATGATTGTACAATTCGGGGTCAATGTACGATATCATTTGCAATGTCCAAAACATTGAAATTGAAATAAAAAAAGGGACGTCTTTCAACGCCCCTTCCAACCAAAAACAACCGCCAAAGACCTTGGCGGATTTCTTAAATGGGTTTGTGAATGGCCGTGTTGCTTTTCAAACGCTCGTTCAATGCAGAACGTGAAAATGAAACATACGAAACACATTCTTTTAATATGATTCCTTTTGGCGAAATAGATTCCACCATGAATTCCTTTCCGCTTTTCACCATCTCGATGATGTCGCCAACCGATATGTCGTCAATGGGTTGCATGGCGTCAATTTAATCAATTATTTCCAACCGATTCGCAATCCACCCAAAAAACATTTATCATTTCGCCTTCCAATAATATGCGGACAATATATCCGTCACCAGTTTCAGCCATCCACGGCGTGAATCCAGCTTCAAATAATTTCAAGCCCAATCGGCGGGCATCTTCCAATTTCATCATAACATTCTAATTCCTTGCGATTCGTATGTGGACGAACCCGTAACATCTTTGTTTTCCATCGTCATCATTTCACCCAACGCCATAATCATCGCAATGATGCCGTCAATTTTATCGCCCGCCTTCGCTTTGCTGAACTTTATGTTTTCCGCATCGTCTTTTTTGGTGACGACATTCGCCGCCATCCATCGCAACATTCCGTGACCGCCATGATGCAACAATCGTTTTTTGACTAATATTTCCGCATTCTTAATCGGTGCCGTCATCGAAATGAATCCTTGACCGAATGGGTCTAATGTTATGCCATCTTCGGTCAATCGTTGAACCAATGAATTTGAATTCCAGCGGTCAAATGCCACCGATTGCAAATCAAAGATTTCCGCACATTCTTTTATGGTGCGTTCGATGACTGCGTAATCTGTGGAATTGCCTTCCGTCACAATCAATTCGCCATTGGTGACAAATTTATCATAAGACCCGCCCGTTTGATTTCTGCGCCTTTCAACGGCGGCTTCACTAACGAACAATCGTGGCACAATTTTGATTGATTCATCTTCCATTGGAAACGCCATCACAAACGCCGTGACATCTTCCGTCGCCGCCAAATCCAATCCCGCATAACATTTTCGGCCCTTCAATTGCTCCAAATCTACATTGCCAGCCGATGCCATCCATTCATCATCTGCAATCCACGACGCCAAAGAATTGACCCATTGGTTCAAATGCAATTGTCGGAATGCGATTTCACTTGACGGCAATGTCTTTGCCTCGCGCGCCATCTTTTCAAAATATTCGGGCTTGATTGAGATTCCAAAGTTTGGGTTGGCCTTCTTCCACACCTCAACATCGTGAATGTCGTCGTCCGGGTCTGCCTCATATATCAACGGCAAAAATGTGTTGTCGTCAATCACACCTTCTTCAACCCTTTTGCCGTAGCTGTATAATTCATGGCAAATGGAATTGGTGTCAAATACGCCCGCCGTTGTGATGGCAATCATCAAAGGTTGTGAACGCGCACCCATCGACGTGGCCATCACATCCCACAAATCGCGATTCTTTGCCGTGTGCAACTCGTCATATATTACCGCCGATGCGTTGGCACCATGTAGCAACCCAGCATCCGCGGCGACGGCTTTTAAAAATGAATTGGAACCATTCAACACGATTGAATTTTGAAACGTTTTGCAATTCTTTGTCAAGATTGCGGAATTGCGAATCATTTGTTTGCAAACTTCAAAAACGATTTTGGCTTGGTCGCGTGACGATGCGCAACAATATATTTCTGCGCCTTGCTCTTTTTCCACAAACAAAATCGCCAACGCAATGGCCGCCGAAAGATTTGATTTTCCGTTCTTCCTTGGGATTTGCACATAAGATGTGCGGTATTGACGCAAACCAAAATCATTCATCGTGCCGAACAATTTATGTATGTATTCTTTTTGCCAATCTTCCAACAAAAATGGTTGGCCCGCCAAATCACCTTTGACGTGTGTACACACTCGCTCAATGAAATTGATGATGCGGTTTGATTTTGTTTCGTCGTGGTGCATTATTCAATCAAATCATCCAATGTTTCAATCTTTTCTTCCACGCTAATTTTTGCGCGTGACGATGCGGTCAATCCAAATTGAACCATCATCTTTTCCACCTTAGTCCATGCTTGATTCATCATCAACACTTCCGGGCGTGGTCGCCACATCGTGTCGCCTTGTGCGGTGGTCGTCGCGTATGTTGGGCCATGCTCTTTGATGACGTTGCGGTGGACTTGGTAATCTTCCCACGCGTCCGCCAACATTTGCAACGCCATTCCATCCACTTCAGCAACGACACCCATGTCGTCCAACTTCTTCACCAGCCAACCGAATGTTTCTTCCGCTGACTGAATCGTTGGTGCGGTTGGAATGCCGTCGGCTTCCAATCGATTCTTGTGGCGGCTCGCGTCGAACGTCCCTTGCGCCTTCAACAACGCGGTTGGTTTTGGTTTTCTTCCTTTGCTCATTTTTAAAACATTGTCAATTGTGATTGGTGAACGCGTAATCGTTCGCAAGCGTTATCGAAATACTCTTTGTCGATTTCAAAACCCGTCAAATCAAAACCGCGATTGTGACAAGCCAACGCGATTGACCCCGAACCCAAATGTGTGTCCAAAATCTTGTCGCCTTCATTGGCGTAATTATCCAAAAGCCATTCGTATAATTTGACGGGCTTTTGGGTTGGGTGAATTTTTCCCTTTTCAATTAAAACACTTTTGCGAAACATTTTTGCGGGTTTTGAAAAACTTGTCCAAGCCATTTCGCACATTGCCAATGAAAAATTCATTGGTTGTTTTTTATCCCATATCAAAAAACATTGTGTTGAATATAGAAAATCCAAAAAATAATTTCCGCCCCAAATGATTTGGTTTTTGCTCACTCTTTGCAATTCTTCAAAATATTCTTTTGTTGGGATTGATGAATCCCAATTCTTTTTTTTGTGTTGTTGCCGAACTGGATTTGATGAAATACCAATCCCATACGGCGGGTCAACAATTGCCAAATCAAATTGGTTGTCGTCCATCCGCTTCATTGCCTCAAGGCAATCCATATTTTTTAAATCAATCATTTGTTAAATTCTTAACACTTTGTTTCAACTTTCACATCCCCAAAAA